AAGAAATGCAATGAAATAATTGAAAGCAAACATGTTCATGATTTCAAACTCTGTTCCTGTAAGGCAGTAGGAGTTGATGGAGGAATCTCTGCTGGAAATCGTATCTTAGGAGATCTATCCGATATGGAAAATAGAAGTACGTATTGTGCGATTGTTGATAAAAAGAAGATATGGCTACCACAAAGCGCTATTGAAGACTATTTTAAATGAACATATATAATAGTATGATAGTTTATATCACTGGTGCTTCTGGTTCAGGAAAAACAACACTTTTAAAGAGTTTATCAGTTAAAGGTTATGATTTAGATGATATTTACGAAAACAATTGGAAAAAACATAAGAGAATTGATACAGTTCAAAAAGGTGTAATAAAAGATATTAATATACTATTGTCTGAGAATGAAAACATTGTATTTGTTGGACTTCAAGGAAAGGATAATTTACCTTTCACACCTGATGTAGTCTATATCCTTATAAGAAAAGACTATGAACACTATTATAGGGATAAATTAGTAAGAGATTTGAATCTCTTATGTAAATATAAAACTGATTTTGAAGAGGTATTAAGAAAAGAGCCTTTTGATGAGTTTAGAAACCATTTTTGGTCCAATGATATAGTGAATATGAAATCATTTGATGAATTCAAAAAATATGTAGACAAAATGAATAACGCTATTAAAAAGGATTTTCCTACTGCGGAATTTCTAACAGCATCTGAAATAATGAAAAAAATAAGATCTGCAAGGGTCTAACAACGATAAATAGCTGACATCACATTGAAAATGGTCACATACGGATCCTTTTCCATAGTGACAACTCGCATAAGAAATCGCACAGAGTTAATGATATAAGTAAGCGAATTTGTATTGGTAATTTCAGTTTTTAACATATGTCTACACCAAGAGAGCGCAGTAGGTGAATCTTCTCTCAAAAACTTCCACATTGCAATATGAGACTGTTTAGTCAGTTGAATCATTTGTCCAAGTGAAACATCTGTGAATCCGTAATCTGCAAATGTTTGACATAACATGACCCATCTACAACGAATACGTTCATCAGGATCTATTGGTTCATCTGGAACAACAATTGAATGGTGAAGTCGAAATGCCCATAGTTCTCTTAATCTCTTGCGAACATCAGTAGTCAATGGAGTTCGTGTATAAGGATTTGAAGGTTCAACCGATTTCAAAGACCAAGTCCAAATCGTTCCAAATGAGAACCACCATGTTTTATCGTTTTCTACAAAGGCAAAATAGTCGAATGGATGTTGCCGTGAAGCTTCATCACCAGAGACTAACTCTTCATCATTTGCAAGACCTTTTCTTCGTAAAACACCAGGACCTGCAAGACGAAGATAATGACGAACAAACCACCCACGAGCCACAGCTTGACATTTTATGACTCGTATGTCATTCTGACGTGTATCCTTCCAAAGGGTTACAATTTTAGCTCTCGCATGATTTCCACACAAACTATGTCCAAAAATAGAATTGGCTGTACATTGAAGTGTTGAACCTTTCTTTTTAACTGAAGTACATCGAACCATTCTTTAGCGAAGGTTTCTTATATGAAAGTTGCCATTTATTAAAAGTGAACCCATAAACGTGCTGATAAAATGGATCTAAAGATACTCAGCTATCTATGAGTATATACCCAAGAATAGAATGTCAGTCAACGCAATTATCAACGCCTCCAATCTCGATATCAACAAGGTTTCTTTCGGAGATATCCGTGTAAGCAAAACTAACGGTTCCAAGAGTGTTCCGATCAAGTACAATGGACAGAATTTCCAGATGCGAATCCCAAAACTCCAGTATCCAATGGGCGTCTCAATCAAGGAAACTGAGAACGGAACCAACTACACAATGCTCGCCAGTCTTCGTGGCTGCGACTCCTATGCTAAGGAGCGTGCACCAGAGGACGCAGGTGAGATCGGTCAAATGTATAACTTTCTAAAAGACCTTGAAGAGAAGGTCATCAGAACTGCAGTCGATAAGTCGACTTCGTGGTTTGGTCGTGCTCGCAAGGAGGATGTCCTCCGTGACAGCATGAAGACACTAGTCAGTCCTAGTGTAGAGAAGCAAGGTGCAGAATGGGTGCCAAATGGCAAGTATCCACCAAGCTTCAGAATGAAGGTGCCAGTTTACGATGGCAAGGTCAATATGGATGCAGTGGATATGGCAAATCGCCCTATTCCACTAAGCACTGACAACTTGGAGACAGTGTTCCCAAAGCGTATGGAAGCACGCTTTATCGTCAGCCCGAGTATCTACGTCTCTGGCCAGGGCTTTGGAGTGACATGGCGTATTTCGTATGCTCAAGTCTCGGCACAGGCAAAGGTAACAGCGGCTCAGTTATTCGAGGCTGAGGAGGAGGCTGGAGAGGAAGAGGTTGAGGAGACAAAGGAAAATTTGACTGAACGATTTCAGACTGAAGCTCCTGCTGAGGAGTCAATATTTGTTCCTCAGTCTCCATCAGCTCCACCTGTTGTTGAAGTAAAGGCTGCTCCTCCAGCTCCTGCAAAGGCATCAAAACGTCGTGTAGTGGGTGCTGCGATTTAAATCCTAAAAGTTCCCAAATCCTAGAGCCAATCGGTGGTTGACAGACGTATAAGTCATCGTCTATAAATACTATTTTTGCTTTGTCTGGAAAGTCTAGTTCATTTTGTATTTGGAACTCTTCACATTCCGTTTTTTTCAGAGATCTTGAACCACAGACTGAACAGTGATAAACAACTGGAGGATGAAGTATCATATCTACCGTAAGAATACGAGTAGGGCCATGAAGACATGCATTCAAAAGTGAACTAGGAGTAGTCCAATCATCCGCAAGAAACATCTCTACAGCTGGTCGTGATAAGACCGACCAAACACTTTGATCGTTTGTCCATCCTTCCTCTTGAAGAAGTGTTGCAAAGGATGTGTCATGAAACCAAAGAATACGAAAATCAGCATTGTCTTTAAGAGAATGTTCGACCAACCCTACACGTTCTAGATCTTCAGTATATAACCAATACACGTTTGCATGAGCGTACTGTCTGTCGCGGGAACCCCGGTAGACATCACGACCATCCATATTCCATAAATCAGATACGACATCTACATCATGTTCTACAATGTCTCTTGATAAATCTGTATAGATGACTTTTGGATCCAGTATAGACTGCATTACTCAAAGGATACAACAACCTTTACGTCATGGTGACGCACAGCCTTCGTTGCAGAACGACTGAGTTCATGTCTTTTGCGACGAACACCTTCTTCAGTTGCTTTAGGTTGAATGGTTGTAGAACAGGCCTCCATATCTGCATGAATTGCGTCATAGTGTTCTTCTAAATACTTTAAGACATCATCTTGAAGAGCCCATTCAAAAAAGTTGAGTTGTCCAACGGTCGTATCCAATCCCATAAACTGAATACGCTTCCAACGGCAGAATGGGTCAAACATCTTTTTACTATATGCCTTTAGATGTGACTTGTAAGCAAGATAGACAATAACGTGTCGCGATCCAACAAGATAGGATACATTATGTTTCTTTGCGTAGTTGGTAACCAACCAGTCAAGAAGACGAAGACTTATCTTAGATTCTCCTGATAGAATCGATTGAACTTTTTTGAAGTTTTCCTCGTTTGAATAAAAGCCTTGTAAGCGGTGTAAAACCCAATGATCTCGATTTTGTATGACCTCCATTTTGTATCTTTACTGCGGTATTCTCGCTTAAAGTGGGTCCGTAGAATAAAGACAAATGGCGGCAATTGATTCACCTGCGATTATTATTACCTCTGATATTCCGATAGTTGAACCTAAATTAGAAGAAAGAGATTGCGGAACTGGAGTTCCATCGGCTGTCTGTGTTGGAGAAGTTGTCCGTCGTGTTCGAGAAGAAGGTGGTATTATGGAAGCCACAACTCCTGGTCTTTTTATGGTTCCTGAAGGTGAAAAGGAATATGCTACTTTCTTAGAAATGGTTCAAGATCAGCCACAGCAACCAGACCCAGTCTTTAAGGAAGGTGACGTTATTCCTACCATTGAAGATGCAGGATTTCCTCTAGATCGTCAAGATGAGATTGATGCAGAGTTCAAGAAGATGTATGATGAAATGTTCAGTCGTTCATCTGAACTTGGAGTGATGGGTGCAGGTGACTTTGAAGCCTATCTTTCAGAACGTAAGAAAGCTTATGGTGAAATGTTTAAGCAAAATGGACTTTCGCCTATTGAACGAGAGAACCTTAATGGAGGAGATATTGACTCCTTATCTATTGGACGAACGTCCATATACTCACCTCAACGCTCGACTACGCCGATTTGTAATTCTATGTCATGTTCTAGCACCTGCTCTACCGATTCGCTTTGTGAAGAAATATGTTCGAGAACTTGCTCACAAGTTAATGATGGGAGATGTAGGAAAAATGTGGATGCGTGATCGGTGCTTTGAACGTGTAATCCGATTGTATGGAAAGCAAGATCAGAGAACCGATGCATGGCACACACAACGAGGAACTATGATTACTGCTTCAGAAGTTTCAAAGGTTTGGACTTCTCCTGCATCTCGTCTTGAACTTTTGTTGAAGAAGTTAGAACCCCCAGCAAAAACTGAAAATAATGCTTTTAATTCAGTTCCAGCGTTGATTTGGGGAACACGATTTGAACCAGTCGCAAAGAAGATCTATGAAGATACAACAGGCTGTGATATCATTGACGTTGGATGTTGTCAGCATCCAATCCATAAGTTCTTAGGCGCATCACCTGATGGATTGATTGTTCCAAGATATGCCGATGCAGATCCTCGTAGATATGGACGATTAGTAGAGTTCAAATGTCCTATGAGCCGCGTTCGTAAAGATGAGATCCCAAGTTATTACATGCACCAAATGCAAATGCAAATGGAATGCACGGGTATCGATGAATGTGAATATGTAGAGTTTCGATTTAAGCAGCTTAACTTTACAGAGTGGGATACTTGTTCTACAATGAAAGGCGTCTTTGCAGTTGATCCAGATGGAAAGGTAGATTATAAACCCGATACTCTAGAACTACATGCATGGCAAAGTGCACACACAGAAGACCATCAGTATATTTATTGGGCCCTGTTGGATACCAAGAAGGACTTTGTTCCTAAAGACCCTAAGTGGTTATCGGATCATCTTGAAGACTTAACCAAATTTTGGGATGAGGTTCAGAAACATCGTGCAGAAGGAACTAAACCAGAACCTTTACCTCCAAAGACGCTGACATTGGATATATGATCGCATACATCTCCAGACACGATTAGGAGGTGGTGAAAAGCGTTTATTCCATTCGTCAATTGTGAACTGATTACTCATACTTGAGTTACATCGTGCGCAAATAGGGATCAGATTTTTTATGTCTGTTTTTCCACCTTTGCTTTCAGGTATGTTGTGACCACACTGAAAATCAAATGCGCTCATGATATTTGTACACCATGAAACTTTGCACTTATTTTGAAATTTGGGACCTATGTTAACCAGCCATACTTGTTCACGTAGAGCTCTTGGAATTTTTGCTTTAGAGGACATTAGTTGTTCTCACTTTCTCTCCTTAAACTCATTAGAGCTTTGATTTATATTGATTGACTTGCCAAGGAGTAGAGACACCATTTGCTTCTCCTACATCGTTGCTTTGAACAAAGTGATTGGTCCGTTGTTCGTATGATGAATCTTCAAGTTTCATAGCTCTCTTTTGTTGACTTGTGTCTACAAATCTAGATTCAAATCGTTCAGTACTCATCATATTCAATACAAAGGCAACAAGAACTAATGCTATTAAAAACCAAATCCACTGCTTCATTGTTCATCTGTCCGAAAAAAACGGATGAGTGTTCTAATAAGACAAGAGATTCATCATGGAGGAAAAAGCACTTGAAACTCTTCGTATAATGCTAGGGCGCCGTAAGCTTGAGACAGCTACTGAGCGTATCACTACTGATAATAAAAAGATGGAAAAGGTAACACTTTATAGAATTGGATCTGTTCTAGTCTGCTTCAGTCAGAAAGATAAGGTATTGGCAGGAGATATTACAAACATTCTAGCTTTTGCAGAGGAGAATGGACATACAAACGGTGTTATTATTGTAGCATGTGGTCCACCTTCTGAGAATGTATTGAGAGTCGCAAAGTCTCATGCAAAAAAGCGTCTTACATTCTTCCACCTTTGGCAGCTTCAATTTGACGTAACTACTCACCGTATGGCAATGCCTCATCGAATTCTTTCTGAAGATGAGCGAACAGATGTGTTTAATAAATTCAAAATCTCAGACCCAGAGAACCAGCTACCATGGTTGGATTCTCAAGACACGATGGTTAAATGGATTGGAGCGATTCCAGGAGATGTCATTGAAGTCATTCGTCATTCAGACGCAGCAGGAAGAAGTGCCTACTATCGATATTGCGTGGAAGATGTAAATGTCGCTCAATAATAATGGATGCTTTGGAGAATTCATATAAAACCAAGAGAGCAGAGTATGATACATTAATTGCTCTAAATGATGCTAGTAAACTTCCACAAATCCAAGTGTTGAATACTGAACTCTCAGCAATTCTTCATGGTATGTTGGAAGAAGTCACAAAAGTAAAAGGAACTGCTAATAAGCTACAATCTTATCGTGATGAACTTGTTATGAAACTTATACGTATTCAAAATGATTCTTCAATTCTTCTAGATCAAAAAGATCAATATGAAACATTAAAAGCTCTTCGAGGACATGAGCAAGTTAAATTCAATGCAACTCTTTTTTGGTATCTTCTTTCACTTGGGTTTGTTACACTTATTTTTATTATTGTTTTGATATGGAAAGGTGGTTATAAACTTCCTACAATACCTACAACTACAAGTAGTGCAACCACAATACCTGCTTTAACATAGAGTCCACTTTCGTCTACTTCAATAGCTGCTCGTTGATGAATCTGTCTTGATCGAGCTAGTTCATCTTGTAATCTAGGACCCTCTTCTTGAATTTTTCTTGAATTTTGCTGTAGCTGAACAAGATCACTATTAGAGTTTTCATATCCACCTACAAAGCTTCTTATAAAACGGTCATTACTAATTGTGATTGAGTTTACCTGTTCAATCAATGTATTTACTCTAGCTAATGCGTTTTCATATGCGGTCTTATGTCCCGCATGACCTGTGACTTTGTAAGCCGAGTAGTTTGCTTTATATGAATTAAGAGCCTGTTCAAGCTGATTTGGGATAGTGCTCATTATATTTCCGTGTCTAAAACAAAATGCCAACTTCCCCATTTGGTCAAGTGAATCCTCCAAATCGTCGTGCAATGGTTGGTGATGCGTCTGAATTTACAAGGTTTGTCCGAATGGCCTCTACAATCGGTCCTTATGCGTCTCAGAACCAAAGCGCAATACCTAACTCTCTAGGATGGAGAGATATGGGTGCTTCACGAGATGCTCGTACATTCGCACCTATCCTCGGA